GCTGAGCCTTAGCGGAGCGAGCGCAGCAGCATCACGAACGCATACAGCGCGAGGATGCCTAGCTCGACTACCAGAATCCATGCCTGAGTCTCGGTCATGCCGCGAGTCTGCCCATCCGGGCGGACAGACACACTTGGCCTGTGGTCGTCGGCTTCCTCAAAGACCTGTCCTGGACGGTCGTTGTCGCGCTCGTTCTGATCCTCGGCGTCATCTGCTTCCTGGCCGTGCTCTGGTCGAAGCGGGAGTGGAACAGTCGGAAGATCCGAGTGGGGATGTTCCTGGAGCGCGAGTACCGGGATGAGCAGGACGAAGCGAAGCCGCCCGAGGACGAGGCCCCGACAGAGATAAGGAGTCCAGATGCCTGGTAAGCAAGTCAAGGACTGGGATCAGTACGAGGCGCTGCGCAGGGAGGGCTACTCGAAGCAGAGTGCGGCCCGGATCACCAACTCGCAGGCCAAGCGTTCCGCTGCGGCCAAGAAGGGGCACAAGACCAGGAAGAAGAACGCAGGCTCGTAACGTCCGACCGCCCCTACATCCTTATCCACATGCTCTGTGAAGACACCAGCGAACTTCTCCCCGGCCCCTGCCAGAGCAACGGCCGCTGGCTCGGCCCGGACGGGAAGGTGCGCTGCTCGCTTCACCACATCCAGCGGTTCGGGCACGCCGAGCCGCTCGTGCGTGTCGAGGGGTATGAGCCACCGAGGACTCCCGACGACACACCCGCAGAGGAGCCTGCGGAGGAACCCATTTCCACGTAGAAAGGAGTCACGGTGGCTGAGCTTCATCAATCGCACTTCACGGAGATCAAGAACCGCAAGTCGGTTCAGGATCTCGATGACCTGATCGCGCTGCTCGACCTGGACGGGGAGATCACCCTCGTTGACGACCCGAGCGACGCCGAGATCAAGGCCGCGCGGGAGCAGCAGGCCAAGGACGCGGAAGCGGCAGCGGCCGAGGCCGAGGCCAAGGCCGAGGAGGAGAAGGCCGCAGCCGAGGAGGAGAAGCGCAAGCAGGCCGAGGCCGTGCTGCGCGACAAGACGGCCGCGATGCCCCTCCAGGAGGAGGTCGCACCGCCTGAGCCAGAGACCCCGCCCGACGAGACTGAGGGTGGCCCGGAGGTCAACCCGCAGAAGTCGGGGAGCCGCAGCAAGAAGTAGATGCCCTGCACGGCCCCCGTCCGGGGTAAAACCGACACGAAGTACCCCTGGGATCCAGACATCCAGAACGATCCCTGCGGGGTACCGGACGTCTACGCCGGGGGCCTGTGCAAGCTGCACTGGCAGATGGCGAATGGGCTGGTCTTCGGGACTCTTGACCCGGCCACCGTCTTCCTCCTGCATGCCGACTCGCTCGTAGACGAGCGGGGCCACCCGCTGACGGCGTTCGGAGACGCCAAGATCGACCTGACCCAGTCCAAGTTCGGCAGCGGCTCTCTGGCCCTGGACGGGACGGGCGACTACATCACCAGCCCCGATTCGCCTGACTGGGCGTTTGGGAGCGGCGACTTCACCGTTGACCTCTGGGCCTACTTCACGAACACTGGCGCACCGACCCAGACGCTTATCGGCCAGTTCGGGAGCGGGGCAGGCTGCTCATGGATGCTCCGCTTCAACGCAACCTTCCTGAACTTTTACTACAGCACGGACGGGGCGACGAATCCGAGCGTACAGTGGACGTGGATTCCGACAGCAAACACTTGGTATCACCTTGCTGTTGTCCGCAGCGGAACCAACATGCTGTTCTTCGTCAACGGCGTCCAGGTTGGGACGCCGTTGGCGCTCAGCGGGGCGCTGTTTGACTCAGCCATCGCGCTGTCACTGGGAGCGAATGCAGTGGGGGCGTGGGCCTTCTTCGGCAACTTGGACGAGGTACGCATCTCCAAGGGCATCGCCCGCTGGGTCGCCAACTTCACCCCTCCGAGCGCTCCCTACTGATGCCCTGCGGCCACACCCCTCGCGGCATCACCGACAACCTCATCCAGTGGTCGGACTGGATCAACAACAACCCCTGCGGCGCGAAGGCAGTCACGTCCGTCGCCGGGGTGGATGTCTCTGCCGCCGCCCTCTGTCAGTTCCACTGGCAACAGGCGAACGGGCAGGCCGCGCTCAAAGCCCCCGTCGTCATCGAGCCGTAATGCCCTGCGCTGCGCCGTCACGCAACAACCTCGGCGTCCTGGGGCCGTGCGGGTACCCGAACGTGCAGGCGGTCGCCGGGGTCGATGTCTCCGCGCAGAACCTCTGCTACCCGCACTACGCGCTGAAGTGGGGTCAGGCCGGGATCCCGAAGGGGCTGATGGGCGGGATCGACGCCGACACCGTGTTCTGCTTCCACGCCGACTCGCTCGCGGACACTCAGGGCCATCCGCTCGCGGTGACGGGCAACGTCACCCCTGCTGCGGGCCAGTTCGGTGGGTCGTACTTGTTCGCCGGGGGCTACATCTCCTCCCCGGACAGCCCCGACTGGGCGTTCGGGCGTGGAGATTTCACCGTGGACTTCTGGGTTCGCTTCACCGCCGTAGCCGTGCCCCAGGTCATCGTCGGCCAGCGAGCCACCAACGACTTCGGCTGGACGATCACCTTCATCGCGCCGGGCAACATCAGATTCATGTACTCCGTGGACGGAGTGAACCCCCTCGCATATGCCCCGCCCTGGACGCCAGTAGCGGGCACCTGGTATCACGTTGCCCTCGTGCGCTCGGGGCCGACTCTGCGCTTCTTCGTCAACGGCACACAGGTCGGGACGGACTACACCATCGGCACGCAGGTCATCTGGGACGCCTCGGGCATCTTCCAGCTTGGCGCAGAACTCGGCGGCTCAACCCTGCTCGGCGGCAACCTGGACGAACTCCGCATCTCCAAGGTCGCCCGCTGGACATCGAACTTTGCCGTCCCGACCGCTCCCTACACTTAGGAGGAGCCATGCCCCAGTCCGCCATCGACCGCCTCCAGACCCCGCTCCGCAACCGGGCGATGGAGCAGATCAGCCGCAACTCTCGCCGTCTGCGCGGAGGGCAGTTCATGGGGGCGCAGGGCCAGATCCTCAACTCAATCGGCAACTGCGACTCCTTCGAGGGGGCGCTGACCCGACTGGGGATCATCCCGATCATCGTCATCCCCAACCCGACCTCGCTGACTGGCACGCTCCAGGCGTTCCCTGCGCGTCGAGGCGGCGGGGAGAACATCTCCGTTCTCGGGGCGACGGCGGGCACCAGCTTCGTCGCAGGTGATCCAGCCAAGTCCGTCGCCTTCTCCGCTGGCGGGAACGGCCAGGTCTTGACGGCGACGGACTCGGTGGACGCGCAGGCCAAGGGCCGCGCCCTCATCGACATCGCGCCCTAGATGCAGCCCCAGGACGTGTTCGGCCACTGGCTCCTGAGCCAGCGCATCGAGTAGCCCTCGCGCCGCCAGGCGTTCTCGGCCACCCACATCTGCTCGTTCGCAGACCAGCGATTCGCAGTCCCGCGTACTGCCAGCAATCTGCTGGCATACGTGCGCATGAACCACCAGCCCATCTGGAGACCGCCGTAGTAGGGGTCGCCGTCGTCCGTCCAGGACGCTTCCTTGGAGTGAATGCACATCCACATCGAGTGATGGGGAGTGCGGGGTTTTGCAGCCACTTCCGAAGGAAGCAGCAGAGTGGCAGCGATGACTGCCAGAATGACGTACCTCACTGGATTGCCCTCCTGTGGGGAGTCAGCAGCCAGCGGGTACTTCAAAGGCATCTTGACGCGCTAGTCCGGGTGCCGATGGCGTGCCCGCTGCTGCGTATGGGATGAAGGGTGGGATACTAGACGAGATGACGGTCACGCACGACCTCCAGGAGCAGGTACGTGACCGGATCCAGACCATGCTCAGAGAGGTCGATGCGGCGCGCAAGCACCCCGCCGACCTGCTCCGTCACACGCGGGCCATCGACCCGAAGACCGGCGAGGAGTTCTACTTCCACTTCGACGGCGGCTGGGAGTGGCAGTACGAGGAGTTAGGGCGCTTCCGAGACCACCAGATCGCGGTACGTCTGAAGGCCCGTCAGCTAGGCGAATCCTGGCTGGGGATCGGCTATTGCCTGTGGAAATGTCTGGTGCTTCCCGGCACGAGAACGCTGTGCGTCTCGATCAACGAGGAGGAGGCATCCAAGCTGGTCAATCGCGCCTGGGATCTGTGGGAAAACCTGCCGCCCCATCTGCACTTCGACGCCAAGGTCATCAAGCCAACCAAGCACCGCCCCTCGACGCGAATCGAGTGGGAGTTCCCGGATGGAAATGTCTCCACCTTGCTGGCGATGCCCTCCACTCCGAAAGCAGGCCACGGAGAAACGGCGGCTGTTGCGTTCCTGGACGAGTTCGCCCGCCACCAGTACGCCTCCGCGTCCTGGAAGGCGTTTATCCCGACGATTGCGGATGGTGGGCAGCTAGTCGTCGTCTCGACCGCGAACGGCTACGGCAACGAGTTCTACAGCCTGTGGATGTCTGCGGAAGATCGCGGGATCGACGCCAGTTTCCTCGGCGCTGACCTGCACCCCGGCCGGGACGAAGCCTGGTTCAAGCGAATGCGGCTCCGTCTGTCTCCCGCAGACATGGCCGAGCAGTACCCGCTGAACGCGGCCGAGGCATTCCTGGGCACGTCGGGCTGCTGGTTCGACGTGGACGCGCTTGCATATTACGCAGAGCGGCTGCGTGAAACCCTGTTCCGCTTCAACTTCGTCCCCGAGGGGGCGAAGGCGCTGATCGCCCAGCGCACGGATGGCTGGATCGGGGTGTACGAGAAGCCGGTCAAGGACAGGGACTACGCGCTGTACGCTGACGTGGCAACAGGGCGGGGAATGGACTTCACCGCCGCCTACGTGATCGACCTGACCAACATGAACATCGCCGCCGAACTCCACGGCAAGATCGACCCCGACCTGGCTGCTGAGCAGCTTCACTTCCTGGGGCGCTGGTACAACACCGCGCGGCTGGCGGTCGAGATGGGCGGCGGCTACGGGGAGGCAGTCGTCATCCCCCTCCGAGACGGCAAGCTCGGACGCCGCCCCTACCCAAAGCTGTACCGCCACGTCCAGGACGACCGGCCCGACTTCAAGCAGAACATCACCTACGGGTTCCCGGTGACGAGCAAGACCCGCCCGCTGTTGGTCAGCGGGATGGAGCGGGCGATCCGCGAGCACGCGCTCCCGCACATCCCCATGCAGGCGATCCTGGAGTGCAAGACCTTCGTGCGCGCGGACACACTTCCTTCACCAAGGGCCGCAGACGGGACGAACGACGACCGCGTGATGGCTCTGGCAGGGGCTTTGGAGATGTATCGGCGCTACGGGGATCATCCGCTTGATGTGCGACGATCCAGGAGGCGCGAGAAGCGTCAGTACGTCCCCGACTACTCTTGGTCGTAGAAAGGAGTTCGGATGTCCACCTACGCAGCCCCGGATGCCGTTGGGATGGGGCCACCCCCAG